TGCCTGCCAGTCAAGGTCTCTGCTGCTTGCCGTGCTGCTGAGATGAGCGAGGCAATCAACGTGTCATCCTCGTCAAAGTCCACCCGCAGATGAAGCTTGGCGTCTATCAATGACACCGGCTCCTCTACGGCTGGGGTGACGAGTTGAAGTGCCATTTAAATGACCTGTGCAACGGCTGCCTGGTTTTGCGAGTCCGCCGGTGCATAGCGCGGATTTACACCGATCAGCTGCGCTGAGGTCATACTGGCTGCCACGCCTACTGTGACTGAAAGCCGCACAAAGCCAAATCCGTTGACTGTGTCAAGTTCTTCAGGCTTGACGTTGATCAGGGCCTGGCGGTTTGAACCACTGGCCGCTTGGGTCAGTTGTGTGATCGATTTACCGGTAATGTCTTTGGCACCAGTACCAGAACTGTCAAGCGCCTGCTGCAACTTGGCGTCCAGCGTGGCACTAGCTCCAAGCGCACCGGTTTGTACCTCCGCCAAGAAGCCGTGGTAATTGGCCACCGAAATCCACCCGGTTGTTGCTGTTCCAGCCGCCTGATTTGAAGGATCGATGGTGGCAAGAACGGATAGCAACTCGGTTGCTTTTGAATTTGGGAACATGGTTTTCTCCTGAAAAGAAAGGCGACTTATCGCGCGCCGAGTTGGATGAAAGGCGACATCGTTGCGCTGCCTTTGGCAGGCGTGATGGGGCTGTTGAGCTTGGATTGGCCGTCCATGCGGAAGGTCGTGCGAAACGCCGTCAAGTCCGCATCGAAGTACAGGTGCATTGATGTAGCGGTCTGCATGCCACCCGCCTTTGTGATGGTCTGGTAATACTTGAGGTCAACGAGCAAGATGTCGCCTTGGGTTGAGAAGGTGTTGGCGTGTTGAGACACAAACACAGGGCGACCCAGCAACGTGCCGTAGGGCGAGACCTGCAAACCACCGACGGGCAGGCCCGTGGGGATATAGATCGGGTAGTTACCCAGAGTCAGCGTGAAGAGTGCGGGCAGCACATCGTTGTTCACGATCCAGACGGCGTTGGCAAAACTGCCCGAGGGCAAGCGCGCAATCATCTTGGCCAAGTTCTGAGGCACCAGCGTTTGAGTTGCTTGGCCGGACTCCTTGGTCACAGTGACCGTCGCACCAGAGCTGAGCGCTCCCACAGGCACACCGTTGCCAGCACCAAAGAGGATGGACTCATTGGTTTTCCAGCGAATGGACAAAGCGACCTTCTCAGGCAGGTAGGTGGTCAGCGCATTGGCGTCGTCTAGCAGTTCGTCCGTGGTGGGGACGAGCGCCATCAGCTTTTTCAGGCGCAACGTGGCCAGGCCCAGCACCGGCTTGGATGCAACAGCCGAGGCCGCTTCACCCTGCCAATAGGCGCGGATACCGTTGGTGCCCCAGGGCGTGGTTTCGTCCTTGGGGAAGGCCATGCTGTTGCCGCTGATCTCGACGTTATCGGTCATGGGCAACAAAGAGTCCTCGCCCAAAGAGAGCTTGAAGATTTGCTGGGAGAACTGAGGTGGCACCAAAAAGCCCCCGTCTTGACCAGAAGCCTCGTTGGCAAAGCTGCCGGGCGCTGCTGCACCTCGGCCACCACCAATCAGCAAACGATCGTCGAGAGACTTGCCCGGCTTCTCTGCCTGGTAGACCGCCTGCATGAACTCGCCCGCAGTGCGAAAACCATGCAGAGGATCAGCCTCGCGGTTGTCAGTGACAGTGATAAAAGCGCCAGCGCTTGATGGGGCTTGTGCCATTTGCGCTTCTTCCGCAATCAGGCTTGCCTCACGGTCGATGGCGTTACTGGCAGCCTCAATACGGGTCTTGAGCGCATCGAAGGCCGTAGCCTCTTCATCATTCAGATCGCGGTTATCGGATGCGGCGCGGTCAGTGAGCGCGCGCGCTTCTTTGACCAGGGTAGATTTGCGAGCCTGCAGCTCGCGCAATTGCTTACTCATTTGGGGTTCTCCAAAATCAATGGACGTAAAAAAACCACCGGGTCTCAATTGACGAGGTGGTTGCTTGGGGTGCGGCCAACGGGCCGCTTCACTTTGCTGGCAGCCCTCTACGGAGTGCTGCCCAGAAAATACTCACATCAGGGCAAGCGAGTTCCTCGCCTGGTTGAGCCGTGATGCATTGGGTTTGATTTGCGCGCGCGCATCGCGGCGCATCTTTTTGACGACATCGTCAAAGGTGGCTATGCCGTCGACCATGCTGCTAGCAAGTGCCGCGTCGGCTCCTAGAACTCGGCCCTGACCCATGCCATCTCGCACCTGAGAGATGGGTACACCTCTGCCCTTGGCCACAGCTTTGGTGAACGCGGCGTAATAGTCATCAACGCGGGACTGCATAAAGCCCTGGGCTTCTTCGTCCAAAGGTGCATATGGATTGCCCTCAACCTTGAACTTTCCCGCAGAGATGAGCGTAGTTTTGACACCGGCCTCGTCCATGGCCTTGCTGTAGTCCTGGTGCGCTTGCCACACCCCGATGGACCCCACTTCGCCGCCGGGTGTGACATAAAACTCAGATGCTGAGCAACCAATCCAGTAGGCTGCCGAAGCGGCAAGGCTGTTGGCGATGGCCACGACAGTCTTTTTGGCGCGGGCGCTGACAATTTCATCGGCCAGTTCCGCGACACCGTAAACACTGCCGCCGGGGCTGTCGATGTCGATCAGGATTTGAGAGACCGTCTCATCTTGGATAGCAGCGCGCAACATGTTTGAAAACTGCTGAGTGCTGGCAGTACCAGGACCGGATACATCGTCCACCATGTTGCCGCGCTGCGTCACGATGCCGTAAAGCGGAAGCACCGCAATGCCGCCACCAGAGTTGGATACGCTGGATTGGCGACGTGCATCTCTTGCGTTTCTGTCGGCTGCAATATTGCGCATCACCTCGTCGCTTGCGCGGGCATCCCCCGACCAGCGTGCGATGACAGCAGTGACTGCGTTCAGCCGTTCGGGCATCAATGCCCAGGGAGTTGCCAAATATTCGGCAACCAGTAATTGATGGTTCATGGTGTCATCCCCAGTGATTTAAGTGATTGGCACAGATGCGGTTCATCCATGGATTCGCAGGCCTGCGCCCAGACACTCACCCGGTCCACTGGCACAGCTAGGGATTGCGCAATCAGTGCCAGATCTTTCTCGTCGACCCGACCGGCCCGAGCGATGCGCCTGGCCCAGCGTTCGGCACTTGAATCGATCAGGGCACGCAAGCGGGCAGCGGCTTCATCGGAGGGCTCCGTTGCTTCTTGCACCGGGTCCTCCGCTTGCTCGGTATCAAGCGCTACATCCTCTGCTGTGCTTTCCTCGACCATATTGAGCGGGCGAAGTGGTTCGTCCAAGCCATCAAGCGGGTTGAGGTTCTCTGCAATGCGTGCTTCATTGCGTGTGAGCCAGCCGTTCTGAATACCGCTTTGGTAATACGACGCACGGCTTGCAGCATCGCCGCGCATCAGGTTGGCGAAATCAAATTCGACCTCGATGTCGTCACCTTCGAGAAGCAACTCGGACTCGATGCTTGCTTCCCAGCGCTCAGCCCAGGGCGTCATGGTGTGCATGACAAACTCAAGACTTTGTTGCTCAATGTTGGAAAACGTCGCCCGGTCCAAATCGCCAATCATGTGAGGTGGCACTCGAAACAGCCTGGCCACATCAGTGATCTGAAACTTGCGCAGTTCCAGGAACTGGGCGTCTTTGTTGGTGACGCCCACTTCGTGAAACTTCATCCCGTTTTCAAGCACCAGGACCTTGCCCCGGTTGGCCCCGGATTGCGCCTGTTGGTAGGACTCACGAAACACCTTCTTGGCCTCCGAGTCCTTGAAGGAGCCCGGAAACTCAATCCAGCCGCCGGTAGGTTTGGCGTCGTTGGCAAAGAAACGCGCGCCGTAGTCTTGGGCGGCTAGTGCCATTCCGAGGTTTTCTCTGGCAAGCTCGATCGGACTCATGCCAAGCAAGCCGTCTGAGGATAGGCCGCGCAAATGCCAAACCTCTCCGCGCGGCAAGATTGACTCATTGCCAAACCGGTCGGTAAACCGGTATCGGTATTCGCCCGAGGGCAGCAACTCCAACCGGATGCGGTCTGGATGAAGAGGCATCAACTCCACCACCTCGCCTTTGGCGTTGGTGATGATCTGGTTGTATGCGTTGCCGCGCAGTGCGAGATGGCCTTGCAGCATCTCACGCCATTCAAACGGGTTTTGAAAACGGTTGGGCCGCTTGGCAAGTAATCGGTAAAGCCAGTGGTCGGTGACCTTGTCTTTGCCACCGTCGGCACGGCGTTGGTAGATGACCAGCGGAAGCGAAGCCATGGACTCCGACAAAACCCGAACGCAGGCATAGACCGCCGCAAGCCGAAGCGCGCTATCTGGTGAGACTCGCATGCCGCTGCCAGTGCGAGCGGAGACAGGCTCAAAAAAGAAGTCTCCCCATGGCGAGCGATCTCCACCGGAGGCGCTCGGGCCACGGAGCCGATCAATGAAGCTTAAAAATCCCATCAGTTCAGAGCAACACCAATTCGTAGTCGGATCCCAGCACTACCGAGTCCCCCGGTTTGATCGCGCGCGACAGCGCCATGATCAGTGCAACGATGCCGTCGATCTTGTTTTCTGCTCGCTCCTTGCGTGGGTAAATGTTGTCTTTAGCGTCCAAGTGAGCCACCACGTTGCTGACCATCCAGCCCAGCACCGGGTCCCCGTCGTGAACCAATTTCTTTTGAAGCACCAGGGCCTCGAGCGTCTTCATCGGCTCTGAGAAATTCAGCACCGTTGGACGCACTTCAATCATGGGCAGCCCCTCACTCATCATTCGAGTCGAGAGTTGCGTTGCCTGAAACGGATCAAAAGCGACTGCCTGCACCGCAAAGCGAGAGGACAGATCATTCAGATCAGCTTCGATCCAACTGAAATCAATCACATTTCCTGGCGTCACGATCAACCGTCCGGTGTGCATCCACCCCGAGTACTGACTGTTGCCGTTGGCATTGACCGTGTCTTCTGGCAGGTAGTACTTACCAAAGACCGCAAACGCGTCGGCAATCTCAGGATGGGCAAATACGATCACCAAGGCGGCAATGTCTGTCTTGCTGGCCAGGTCCAGGCCCACCCAGCAGGGCTGACCCACAAAGGACTCGATGTCCAGGTCCTGATCAGCGCAGGCGTCCCAGGAACGCATGTCCATCCATGCTGTGTCGGCGTTGACCCACTCGTTCAAGTGTTTGGTCTTGAAGTTGTTCATCGCGCTGGGCAACTGCATAGCCTTGGCCTGCAGTGGTCCCAGAATTTCTGGGCGCACAGAGATACCCCAGTTGGGGTTGGCCTTCATCAGCGAATCTTCGCTGGTCCAGTCATCCCCGTCATCAAGACCGTAGACGATGCCGAACTGACTGTCGTCTTCGAACACGCCGTCGAGCAGCCTGGTCACAAAGGTTCGCACCTCGTAGCAAATGCCAG